TTGTTTTAAGTTTGCACCAGGGCTTTTGCTTTTGCCAATCTGAGCTACTTTTATAGCAGAGTCTTGACTTTTTTGACCACGAGGTGCGGCTTCTTTAACAGCCTTGCCACCTTTTTCATCTTTACCTAGACGTCCAGCAATAACATCACCGCGTGTTACTTTGTCATATGGTTTAGCGTTGTTAGCCAAGTTACCGTCATTCTTCTTTTTTGCTTCGTACATGCCAAGACCTAAACTTTCGTCAACGTCTTTTTCTTTTGGACGATTATCAAACTTTTCACCGTTCTTCATACCATATGTTGGCTTGTCATGTTTTGGCAATTTGATATCATTTCCACGTTCTGCTTTCTTGGTACCTGCATCTTTGGCTTTGGCATGAGTTTTGATACCCTTGCCTGATTTTTCTTCAGCTTCACCATCATCGTGGTAGCTGGTATTAGAGTGTTTCATTCCAGTATCAGTCTTAGTAGCTATACCTGTACGAGTTTTGAAAGTATCACCAGTCTTACTCTTGTCTGTAAATTCCTCATCTACTTCGTGTTCAGAACCGTCCATTCTACGATGTGCGGCTTTTGTAGCTTTAACTAAAGTCTTATACTTGTCAACTTTGTTTTGAACATGAGCTGGAACTGGCTTTGGATCTTCGTATACCATACCAGTACCACCGCACTCGTCACACATACGATGACCACCAGTTAATACACCTTCCTCAACTTTGTGCTCATGCTTGCTTTTCATTTTTTCAGCTTGTGATTTTTTCAAATCTTTCATTTTATCTTTAGCTTCAGATAACATTTCTTTTAGTCGCATTTTTTGTCCTTCGCTTAGTGTATCGCTATTGTCTAAATGATGTCCGTACTCGCTGAACTTCATTTCGTACTCTAAATAATGATAGACGCTGGCGATATAATCAGCGGCTTTAGTAATCTTTGCTTGTACCCAACCTTCTAATTGATCTTCATCTTGGATTTGTTGGAATAACTTATGTGAATAATTAGCTAATTTGTACAAATCAGCTTTGGCCATTGCGCCTTCACGGTCTGTTTCACCATCGTGCAATCCTACTACATCACCGCCCATATTTGGTGCTGGTGCTGGTTCTGCTGATGCATCTACTGGTGTCCCAATATCTGGGGTTGTTTGATCTAATTCTGCTGGCATGAGTATACTCCGTTATCTTTATATATTTAGCGTCTTTTGACGATAGCCACTTTCTTACGTGGCTTAGATTTAATGTCTTCCATAGGCCCGCCAAACAAGCTAACTTGATCTTGATCTAATGCGTTAACGCTTTTTACAGGGCCTTTGCTGTATGCGGCTGCTCCGCCCTCTACACTAGCTATATTTCCTGCACTTGTAGCACCAGCACTTGCTGTTTCCGCCACACCTTGTGGTTTGCCAAATGGATGTACTTCGACCCATTTACCGCCTTGATTTTGAATCCATTTACCTTTGTGATATTTGCTTTTAACAATATCATGCACTCTTAGTGCGGCTTCTTGGCTATCTCTATAGCCTAAATTACGTGCTTCACGTTCTTGATGGCCGGCGATCATGTTTTGTTTAAGTCTGCCGTCCTGTGGATCATACCTATACCAAAGATTAGCTTCGTCGTGCCCACCGCGCAAATCGTTACCATCGCTGTCATAATAGTTTGTAAAACTACCGTGTCTGCCTTCTACTAATTCTTTAGGATTAAATCCTGTTAAATCTTTAATTTTCATTTTGTTCTTCCTCTAAAGCCTTTGCTCCCCATGCCAACAGGGTTTTCACCGCCCATAAACTTGGGTAAACTAAACCACAATTTGAACCATTCTTCAGTTCCTGGCTGTATATTTTGCTCACGTTCTATAATTCTTTTCTCTGTACCAGTTATACTGATGTTGCTTCCACCATAAGGTTGCAGACCTTTATATTCTGTAATTCCTGCTAACTTCTTAAGGTGTGCTAATTCATCCATTATTTTAAACTCGATCTTAGCATCCAACTGTGCTTTTTATGTGCATCTTGGCGATCAGCTAGGAAATTGCTGAGTCCATGATCTCCATGAGCTTCAGCCATGCCAAATGTAACACGGAATATATTTGCCATGCGTTCACTATCTTCTAATAATTCTTTTAGCATGCCGCTCCAATCTGGAACTGCGTTTTCATCATGTACTGTGGTCAACATGCTGAATTTTTGTAAACTGGCTGGTGTATAAATCTGTAACGCACGTAGATGTTCAGCAAACGGATCTATAGCGCCGTATACTTCTTCATATATTGTTTGGAATAATTCGTGCAATTGAGCAAACAGTGGTCCTTCTATATTCCAATGAAAGTTGTGTGCTTTTAGATAAAAACTAAATTCACTGGCAAATGCAGTTTTAAGTGCTAAATGATATTTGTCGTGTTCCATTATATTCCGTATTTGTTAGGTTTACGTTTAGCTACAGGACTAGCTTTGTTAATTTCTTGTGATTCTATACTGTGTTTTGAACTTAGTACTTTTTGTTTTAAGCCCATAGCCTTACGACTGGTGTTTATTATATTAGCGTCTTCATCGGTATATGCCATAGTTATCAATTCGTTAGCGGCAGGTCCAAGTCTTGCCATGTTTTGATTTTCTGGACTACCTGCCATATGTACACCGAATCTATACATATCATAGTAATGGCTGGGCAAATCTGGGTAAGAACTTAATCCGGGAATACTATCGTTATGGTTAGGATGTATGGCTTGTCTATTGCCTTTAATGCCATCACCTCCTATACCGGCCGAGCTAGTATCGCCACCGTCATCTTCTTTAAGGATTACAAATTCTTTAGCTCTCATTATACACCGTACTTATTTCTTTTAGATTTAGCTACAGGACTGACTTTATGTGTATCAGTGGGTTCAGTGCTTTTTCGCCATGGTGCAACTTCTTGATGCTGAGTAGGGATAACTTTTCTAACTTGCTTTAGCATCTTATCTTCTACTTCAGTATAAGGATGTTGTGTCCAGAAAGGCCCCATCCAGCTTTCGTGATCAACATCTAATGGTTTATTGCTACCATCGGACAGGGCTAAAGCCATTCCAGTTCTATATTGATGATATGTTGGATAGTAGCCGCCGGGGTCACGATCTCTACTAATGCCTTGTTGAACAGCATCGTGATGAGGATGTGTGCTCCCAGTACGTTCAGATAAGAATTCTTTAGCTCTCATTATACACCGTACTTGTTAAGTTTGCGTTTAGCTACAGGACTAACAACATTTCCACCGTCTGCTTCATTACTAACACCATCACTGATGTGTGTTATAGGTCCAGTGCCCATGGCTTTTGCGGCATCTTTAACTTTTTGTAAGTCTGCATCTGTATATGCGGTGATTAACGGGTCGCCACTCATAGCACCAGCTCTTTCCATGTTTGGATTAGCAAGAGCCATGCCAAATCTATACTGCATGTATGGACTTCCGTTGGCCTTATTCATGCTAATATCAGGGATACTCATAGCATTTTTAAGTGCTTGAATATGCACGTGATGTAATTCTTCGGCGCCTTTACCAGCATAAGGCACATCGCCTTCCGCTAGTTGTTTACGCATAAATTCTTGTGCTCTCATTTCTCTTATTACCTTATTAGCATATTTAATCGAATTCTCATCAGCTTTGGTATATACTTGTTTTACTTTTTTGTTACCTTCGCCTCTTTCTATACGTTCAGGTTCTTTAGCTTTTTCTTTTTCAAAGTACTTACGCATGTCCGCTGTGCTTGTTGCTACTTTCTTTTTAGTAGGTTTTGACATAAAATTCATTAGGTTTTCTTGTGCTAACGGTTCTGCAACTGGTTTTTCCTTCTTAACTTTTTTAACTTTTTCAGGATGTTGTCCGACTGCGGCAACTACCGTATCGTAATAATGTTGACCATTTACTGTTAAATTAGGATTAGTTCCAGCGGCTTGATAAAATGCATCCATATCGCCTGCTCGAGCGGCTGTGCGTAATGCAGTAGCACTACTTACACGAGGGCTTGGTACATGTATAATTTTAGCAAAATTGAAATAACCGTGATTGCTTTCTTTGCCGTTGTATTGATGTAATAGTTTTCCAGCCCATGCCCAGTCTTGTGCATCAGTTACATACGCTACAGTTGCACCATCGCCTACTTGTTGATAAATTTTAGCGGCTAAAGTAACAACACTTTGTTCACCTAAAATATGTCCTTTAATAGCTGGATCGATAGCAGTCATCCATGCTGTTTTTAAATCGTAAGGTAATGGATCGTTGGGCCCAATAGTTCCTGGATTAGTTCCAATGAACCAATGATTGCCGGCATGCTTAACAGCGTTCCATACTTCCATATGGCCTTGATGTGGAGGATTGAATCTTCCAAAGCAAAATGCCGCATCTACTTTATGATGTGCTTCAAATAACTGTCTTAACTTCATTGTGCTGTCTCCGGTGCGGCTACTGGAGTCTTACCTGGTGCCCATGTTGTAGGAACAATTTTAATATTTCCATACTTGTGACCTTTTTGTGCATAACGCACGTGACCTTCCCCGTGTGTATCCCAAATTTCTTTACGTGGCTGTTGTTTAATTGCGGCATCTACTGTATCTTTCATGTTACGTATACCTTTAATTAAAAACAATATAGCATCTAATCCGCCAGGATGTGCTTGTATCATATCGATAATGTGTTGGATTTTTTTAGGACTCTTACCTTTTGTCTGCATCCAGGTAACAAATGTATTACCAGTAATGCTTCCGAAGTCTTGTTGATTGTTAGCATGTTTGTTACTCATGTCATTAAAGAACGGATAAAATATACCATTCTTATCTGGATCAGGTAAGCTATTCATAAATCCATCGATTACTGCGGCATGAGTATTTGCATATTCGATCATACTGTCTACAGCACTGATGTCTACTTCGGGTGCTTCATCTGTGTAGATAGGCCCTTGCACTATTAACCCGGGAGTCTGATTAAACTCTTCAAAACTATCTTTAGGTTGTTGCGAACGATCGTCTGCACCAAACGATGGAAATGTAGCATGTCCTACTACCATTACCTTAGCTTGTGTAATACGTTGGCCTAATTCACTTCCTGCATCCACATGGTATGTTGTATTGCTTAATGGGTTAGGACTAAATTCCCATATTCCTTGAGGATATTCTTCTGTTGGCGGTGCAAGTTTTTTGTTCAAACTTGGATCAACACCAAACAATGCATCGGCATATACAAACCCTACAAAGTTTTTAGGAGTTGCGGCATCAAATAGTGGATATAAATTTGAAAAATTTTGTGCAAATTGATTACGTTTTTGCTGTTCTTCGGGACTTTTGGGATTTCCACTTTGATTAGCAATAAAATCGTACACACCTTCTGGACTATCGCTTTTAACTCCGCGACTCCATTGATTGTGACCTGCTAAGATTAACGGTCCGCCTTTTTGTTCACGACCCCAATACACTTGAGGATTGCCGTCCCACTTACGGCGTACAGTAGTCTTGCCTGCTTTTTCGCTAGCAATTTCTTTAAAATGATTAAGTGCTTCTAATGTGCCACGAACACCTTTAAAGAATACTAGATGTTCTGGATGATTAAAAGGTCTTCCATATTTTTCCATACCATCGTCTGTGGCAGCAATAGCTTTACCCTCGCGATAGAATAATTCTCTTAACAGCACGATTAGTCCTTATACTTGCCGTTAGATATATGTTCTTTAGTATCTTCTAGCATTTTTTTGCAAATATCATTGCAAATTTTTTCATCTAAATGATCTGGAAGCTCACGGATTGGGTATTTTTTAATATAAACTTTATAGCTGTTTTCTACAGCAAGGCGGAACACCTTACTACTTATTTCACCTTTTTTATCAATACATTTAGTTAAACTAGGAAATACATGACGTCGATATACATCATCGTCATTGTGCATGAAGTGTATTAAGTCTTCTTCTAAACTGAAGTTTAATTCTCTGCCACCACCTTCTACAGGTTTAACAAACTTCATATCGTCGAAGTATTTGCCCTCTAATAGTTCATTTATACGCATTTTTAAGCCCAAAATAATAAATCAGCAGAAATCTCTGCGGTTAGAGTATTTATCGCTTTTGCAGGGCTTTAGTTTTTAATGATTCGCTCTACTTTGCTGATACTACCGCCCAAGTGCATCCGGGCCATGAGTAAATTATTATCACCAGTTATATAGAAATGAGTACCGCCCCAACTACGTGGTTTTAACAAGTCTTTGATACAACTTTTAGTTAGTTTACACTTCTTATTTGAGTTAGCCCATGCTATAAATGCACTATGCTCTTGTATAGTTTTACCTAGTGTAATACGATAATCGTAATTCATCTTGGGCATAACTACAGTTCCTGCATCGAGTACAGTGCCATCTGCAGGTTTAGAAATATACTTTACTTGATCAACGTCTATTTTAGCTAGAGTATTGATATCTGCTAAACTATTACTATAGATACTTAACCAAGGGCTTTCTACTCTGATATCTATATCAGACATTTTAGATAATGCCTTTTGTAAATTTAAGGCATAATCTAGTTCTGCTTGAGTATGTATACCGCTACGATACAATCCAAAATGGTTTTGTTTAGGTTGATTGGATAATGTGATGTCTGTTAGATTCTTAAGCACATTATCCAAATCATTATGTCTAAATAATCCTGAGCCAGCACATGTCAGTACAATTTTGTACTGATATATGCCACCAAACAATTTTTTAGTTATCTTGTACTGCATTTTCTAAATGATCTACCATAAGTAATGGTGTTTTAGGTAATTTAGGTTTAGCAACTAGTACAATCTTGTCATTTTCAACAGTTATTGTTAACCAGCCACCGTTCTTTAAATCCCCAAACAACATCATCTTAGCCATAGGACGTTTAATTTCTTTGTCAATGACACGTTGCAACGGACGAGCACCCATCTTATTATCAAAACCATGCTCGATTAACCAGTTAGTAGCATCTTTGTCGATCTTAACACGTATACCTTTGTCCTTAACTTGCTCTCGTAATTCATCCATAAACTTATCAATAACTTTAACTACAGTCTCTTTACCTAGTTTACTAAACGTAATGATAGCATCTAAACGATTACGGAACTCTGGAGTAAAGAATTTTTTAAGTTCTTTGTCACTATAGTCTTTTTCCTGCGCTCCAAAGCCAATTGCGTTCTTTTCAGCTTCGTTAGCACCAGCGTTAGTTGTAAGAATCAATACAATGTTACGACAATCAGCACGTTTGCCATTTGATCCGGTAATAAATCCGTTATCCATCATTTGCAACAATACTGTACTGACATCTGGATGTGATTTTTCTACTTCGTCAAACAACAATACAGCATTTGGATTCTCTTGAATCTGTGTAATTAGTAAGCCAGCATTTTCTTCAAAGCCTACATAACCTGGAGGGCTACCTATTAGTTTACTAATACTGTGTTTTTCTTGATACTCACTCATATCAAACCTTAACAGTTTAGATCCTAAATGTTTAGCAAGAGATTTAGCTGTTTCAGTTTTACCGCAACCAGTCGGCCCCATGAATACAAACGATCCAACTGGTTTGTTTTCAGGTTTAAGCCCGGCTTGTGCTACAATAATCTTGTCTACAATCTCTTCAACGGCTTTATCTTGTCCAAATACATCGGCACTTACATTATCCTGTAATTTTGCAATGCTAGAACTTTCGGATTCCATAATAGTTTCCTCTGGCATATCAACCATCTTAGCAAGTTCATATTGGATTTCGCGTTCACCGATAATACGGTCGTCGGCAAGTTTTAAATTAAAGCGTGAGCATGCTACGTCGATTAAATCAATAGCCTTATCCGGTAACTTTTTATCAGCTTGATACTTAACACTCAACTTAATAGCCGCTTGTAATGCATCGTTTCGAATCTTAACATTATGGAATGACTCGTAATATTTCTTAATACCTTGCAAAATGCTCAAAGTCATTTCTTGTGTAGGTTCGTCTACAGTAATGCGCTGGAACCGGCGCATCAACGCACGATCCTTTTCAAAATGTTTACGATATTCTTCCCAAGTAGTACTAGCCACAACTTTAATGTTGCCTTTGCTTAGAGCCGGTTTCATCATATTAGCAAGATCATTAGCTGAATTACCAGCAGATCCGGCACCAGAGATCATATGTGCCTCGTCGATGAACAGCACAGTCTTACCTTTCTTTTGAAGAGCTTTAATAACATGTTTAAAACGTTCTTCAAAGTCTCCTCGATATTTACTGCCTGCAAGCATAGCTGAAATATCTAAACTATATACTTTGTAATCTTTAAGGAAGTCAGGAACTGCACCTTTAACAATATTATAAGCAAGTCCTTCGGCAATAGCTGTTTTACCTACACCAGGATCTCCTACAAGGATTACGTTGTTTTTACTACGACGTCCTAGTGCTAGACTAATATTTTCTAACTCATCTATACGACCGATAACAGGATCGATCTTATTTTTAGTAACTAGATCATTAAGATTAGTTGTAAATGCCGCAAGTGCTCTGGTTAACGAATTGCTTTCAGGCGCATCATCTTCGCCTACTTCTTCTACACTGTTATTAATAAAGTCGGCAAACTTATCTCGATCAATGCCTGCTTGTTGAATATAAAAATAAGCCCAGCTACGTTTTTCGCCCATCATGGCAATAAACACATCAGTAGCTTCGATTTTTTGACGACCGTTAAACAATACTTGTGTAAATGCTCGATTAAGCACACGCTCTACGCTTTGTGTTTTACGAGGCTTAATTACAACATCTTGAATAACAATTTCACTACAGTTATTATTCAAATAATCTGAAAGTTGCTTTTTAAGATCATCCGCATTAGATCCAAAGGTCTTAATACATTCGCTAAAATTATCTTCAGATAACATAGCCAGTAGTAAATGCTCTATGGTTAGGTATTCGTGATGTAATTTTTTAGCAGTTTCAATCGCTCTTTCGAACACCGCTTGTAAGCTATCACTTGGTTCAACCATTACTTTTTTCCTTTTTTCTTTTGTAATTTCTTCTTAGCCAATGCCAGTTTTAAAGGACTTATGTTGTCTGTAAAACATACGCCGTCCAAATGGTCTAGCTCGTGCTGAAAACATCTTGCATCAATGCCTTCAAGCTCTATTATACACTTATTTCCCTGTCTGTCAAGATACATAGCTGTTATTTTATTGTCACGTGGCACACGTAAAAATAAATCTGGAAAACTCAAACACCCTTCTTTGCCCAATACTTTAGCGTTGTCTCCTACAAGTATCCCGGGATTGAACATGCAAAATGGAACTTGATCTTTGAGATGAATAGCAAATACACGTTTGAGCAAGCCAACTTGATTGGCGGCAAGACCGATACCGTTGCTTTCAATCATCAATTGAACCATATCAACTTCTAATTCTTTAGCATTGAGATCTTTTTCAAAATCCCATGGTACAGCTTTTTGTTTAAGTATCGGATCAGGAAATTTTACTAATTTCATCATTTAATTGTTTCAGCTTGTTAATCAAGGCAGGATCCGAAATTGCAGGAGCTTTAATATTAATCACGCTAACAAATCTGCCACGGCCGCCTTGATTTACATTTCTAAAGCCATTACCTGCACTAGCAAATTCGGTACCGGATTCAACACCTGCTCTGATATCTAGATCAAGATTGGTACCATTAATAGTTTTAACAGTTTTTCTACATCCAATCATAGCTTCGATAGGATTAATGTATACAGTAGTGTATAAATCATCTCCTTGTCGTCTGTAATTAGGATCGGGCAATACAATTATCGTAACATTAAGATTACCACGTGGTGCTCCAGGAATACTATCATCGCCTAAATCACCGTACCGTATAGTTTCTCCATGCTGGATACCAGCTGGCACGTTAATAACTACAGTTTGTGTTCTTCCGCTTGGAAGTTTATAATTTGCTTCTAGTTGTTTACCGCTGAATGAATCTGCCAAAGTAATTTGGCATTGAATATTTAAATCTCTATTACGGCGGATATGTCCACGTTGTTGTCCAAATATGTCTGCAAATGGATGGCCTGCGCCAAACATGCCAGCAAATGGATCAAACCCTCCATTGCCTGTGTGGAAATGAAATTGTTGTCCACCAAATTGACGTTGATGATCGTACTCGGCTTTTTTTTGAGCATCACTTAACGTATCGTAAGCAACACTGATATCTTTAAATTTAGCTTGATCACCACCTTTGTCGGGATGATGCTTATTAGCCAAACTTCTATAGGCTTTTTTAATTTCATCCGGGCTAGCATTTTCACTAACACCTAACATTTGATAATAATCGGTCATTTATCTTCCTCTTTGTTGTACTTGTGTATTACGTTTGTATCATTATGATAGTTGAAAGCAACGGTCATTCGTTCACCTTCGGCAGTAAAAGGATTTACTAAATGTGAAACCCATCCTGGAAAAATTATTACTTCTCCAGGTTTACCTCGAAAACTAAAACTAGTTGAATCTAAAAATTGTTTTGAACAACTATAAACAAAATGTGTTATGCCAGGCAAGTAGCTACCGCCCTTTATTTTAGCAGTTTCCGCTAACCCATCTATTTCTTCTCCAATTTCTGGATCTTCTTTAAGATAGATAATTCCTGATAACGGGCTTTTGTTATGGTCGTGCAAGGAATTGTAATCATGCTTTCGTGTAATATTTAACCAGGCACTGGCTAATTTTAAATTCATACTTTCTGTATCAGAATTTCTATTATGATGATTTTCCAAATAAAAATTTCCAAGTGCTAGTAATAACCCTTCTAAATTTGAATTCATAACAAAATCATAGTTTAATAACAACTGTCCAGTATTTTTCCCGACAAGATAATCACTCCAGTCGTATTCTTTCATATAAACATCGTCATCGGTTCTTGATTTCATTAGCTCTGCTTCGGCTAATAATGCTTCAAACATATCATCTGGTAGTTTGAATTTTAGAAACATAGGTCCAAACGGACTTATGAATACTGGTTGTTCGGGTGTTGTTTCTGTAGTCATAAAAATAGGCCAAATGTAATATAGTAATTATACTATATTAGAT